GTCTTCAAACAGTCCGTTTTTTTCCAAAGTGTCGATCTGTTTGTCCAAAGCACGATGTGCTTCTTCTAAATGCTTAATGCGATTCTCATACATAGCACAACTCCTTATTCAACTTTAAGATTGTCTAATGCTTCATCCTCTCGGTCGTTTTCCCATGAAGTTTCTTCTTCAGTTTCTTCATAGAACAATGTGTCAGCGATATTAGTAACACCACCACGCAGTCTTGCACCTTCGAGATTCTGTAAGAACCCAAGACGTTCTGCTTCTGCAATCATAGCAAACGCTTCATCTTTGGTTTTAAGTTCAAAGAGTTCTTCAACAAATCTGTTGAAGTATAGAATATTTCTAGGAACCCATTCAGAAAGTTCATCTGATTTGTCGGAATCTTTGACTTTCCTCCAACGACGCCAGTCTGGACGATGTTTAGCGGATTCGATATCCATTAAGTTACAGGCACGTTGAACAGCACGAATATGACATTCGACATTATGACCCATCATTAGAGCATAGGCAAAGCTATCCCAAGATGTTTTGCCTTCTTTTCCAATCTTGTTTAACATTCCCGGAGCATAGTGGCAGATATCTGCGATCGTAAGTCTGCGACCGAAGTCGCTTTCGAAAGGAAAAGGTATATCGTGCCGTCCGGCAAGACCCTTATTGTCTGGGGCTTTGTCCATGATAACACTGAATCGCTTAGAGGAATGCTGGGCGTTAGTATATACCAGTCCGTGAGCTGTTGCGATGAAAGGTGATGCGCAGTCGAAGGAAATAGTGAAGTTTTCATTTACGTGCTTTCGAATTTGTCGTTGAATGCTAGTTAGATAACAACTCCAATCTAACTGTGCAGTACCCAAGAAGTGCATCCAATCTTTGCCTTCTAGCATACCGTCAAAACGCATAGTGATTAGTCTGCGTAGTGTAATAGGCATCTTGCACATATTAGCACCACCCATGGCCCAACCTTCTGCTGCTTTATCTCCATATTTGTTTACATCGGAGAATTCTTTAACACCTTGGTACCATGCTTCTGCATTTTCCCAGTTAGAGCCTTGTAAAACGTTTAAGAACTTAGTTTGACCTAGACGATTTTGAATAAAATATTCATTATTAAATCTAGTCTTTTCTAAACAGTCATCAAACGATTTCAATCCAGTCTTGGGACTATGAATGTGATCACAAGCCCATGTAGGAACGTCCAGCATCATTGACCAATCAGCTGTAAGTTCAAGCCACTCTAGAATGCTTTGACGTGTTTTGTTGGCAGCAGGACCTTCAAAGTCTTGCCAGTCGAACTTGATAACACCCTTACCGATCTGATAACCACCAGAGTCGCCTAAGATCATCGTAGCATTGCGATCACGTTGTTGGATCATTGATTCTTGTACAAGACTCTTTTGTAGATCTAACTGTGCGTGACCAGCTGAATACAGAGCATACTTATAGTAAAAATATCCTTGTTCGGGATTAAGAAAGTTCATTCCTTCAACACCGCGATCAAAGTCTTTAGGAACACGTTCGTCTGGGATAAATTTTTCTAAACGTTGTTTGGCAACGTATGTAGAATAAAAAGAACTAATCGCAGGCAAATAGACTGCGTAGTCTTTCTGTAAGGGGGTTAAATCAACTGGTTGTTTGCTCATATTCTCTCGCTAGTTTAGCAGTAACGTCTAACTGCTGTCTTGCCTTATTTAGGTTTTCTAATGCTATTTTAACAGCCTGATTGTCTTTTGCCAAGGATTCCCAAGCCAATTCTTCGTTTCGTTTTTCTTTTGCCCAATCGAGTAAAGATTCTGCGTCTGGAGTTAACCCGACACTAGCATAACTCATATTGAGCATAACCCAGTTGTTACCGTCGAATACTTCCATGTTCTGCGTAGAAGTATTGAATCGCATATTGCCAACACCTTGTTGTCCTGAATAAGAATTCACATAGGTGCTGGCATTACCGTTAGATACTGTCGTATAACGACCGGATTGTGTAATGCCTTTGATCATTAAGCTGCCTGTGCTGGAATGATGTATTTGTAAGTAGCAAGGCCGCTATCTAAAGTAATCTGGATAGCACCTTCGTTGCTCAAACTCATCTTTGTGTTGTTAACATCTGCGATCTTAAGAATACTCAAGATCGGCAACACTGGCCAAGTCCAACCGCGATCTAGTTTACCTGCAACGTTCTGTGCAAATACAAACTCACCACCGTGTGTTGAAGCATCACCAAAGATGAACTTCAAGTTACCACCATCTGTCTTTGCCAAGAATGTTGGATGTTCGTTGTTAGCACCTGCCTGGAAGTTGAAACGCTGTACCGAAGCCACAGTAGGCTCAATCTCTACGTCCCACTTAACGCCACGGAACTTGACAGTCTTCATCTTCTCGTTGATGATTTCTTGATTCATAAAACGATAATCGTTCTTGAAGTCACCGTCTTTGTTTTCAAAGTGGATACCGACAGGAATAGTTTCACCGTTGCGTTCTGCTGTAGTAATACTAATCTTAGCATCTTCTTTATACTCAGCACCGTCTAAGAGATACTTGAGTTTCTGTAGTTGAGGCATACCAAAAGTACCGATCATGTCTGGATACGGATTAGCAGTTTCAGCAGTCATAATCACTGATTTGTCATCAGCCATAGAAAAGATTTCTGTCTTGGCTTCTGCGCCTGTGATTTTAACTGTGGTTAAGAAGCCTAGGTTTTGTGTGTGGCTTACGATGTCTTGTAAAATGTCTTTCATTTAGAGAGTCTCCATGTATATTAAGATTATATTTAGATCTTGAGTAAAAATCAACCTTGAAATCACTCAAAATCAAATAGTTTGTTGAATGTGTTATCCGACCTTGTCGAGCTGATGTCCCATTCCAAAACACCAATAAGGTTTTCTAGTTTTTCGTCAATGACTGTATTTTCCATCTCCAGATCATCAAACGGTAAGTCCTTAAACCATTGAGGCAGTCTAAGTTCATCTACAGGATAAGCCACTGACGTATAAGCCATTGGATTATCTTTGATTTTGCAAACAATGACCTTAGCACCATCAACGATCTGCATTGAATACTTGTCATCCATCATACGCTTCAGAGTGTTCCAGTTAAGGCTTGCACGAACATGCCCTGGCATGTTAGTCTTACCTGCTTTCTTCTCTTTGTCGCGATATTGAGAAATATTATTAGCACGTTTAGGAGATCCTTTTTCCCAACCGGGTCTAGTCTTAAATTCAGTTCTAAACGAAGTAATGTATTCGAGAACTTCTTCTCTAGGAACTCCGTTCAGTACCTTAGTTAAGACTTCTGAGAGGAAGTCTTGGATAACAACAGGGGTGTCTGAACGTTTGAGGTCGAGCCCCATGGCTTTGATTTTACCTGGTTTTCCATCAACGTCTGCCCGCTTTCCTTCTTTATCGTAGTAGAGCACTGCGTATCGCTTCTTTGTGATAAACAGCCCTTTGGAAGCAACAATCTCGCGACCTGCCTTGATGACCTCTCCTCGAGTTTTGGGGCAATGGAATGAGTCAGACATGAACCTAATAAACGTGCCATTAACGGTTTCTCCTATGGTATCATAAAGTTCAACAACGGTTTCCTTGGACCAAGGAATCGCGCCTTGCTCAATGTCTTTCTTCAGCGTAGTATATGCAGAGAAATAACAAGAGTCTGTGTCACCGTAGATGATCGATTTTCCAACATGATCATATTCTCCGGTAATAATTTCATTAACTTTTGATGCCATATGCTTGGCAATCTGTCGGCCAGTTAGCGTAGTACTTTGACCAATGCGGTTATCAAAGAATCTACAGCCTGGATTAAGAATAGCACCATACAAACTGTTCAAGTTAATCTTCTTGACCAACTGACGTTTGTCCCAGTATTCTTCTTCTACCTTGTTGCCTGCTTGGATACATTCTTTGAGCTTGGCCTGCATCTCTTTACGTTCTTTATACCAACGTGCTAGTAGTCCAGGAATGATACCTTCTTTCTCATAGGTAAAGATAGTACCGTTAGCTGAAATCATCCAAGGTTGATTACTGTCGAATATTAGATCATAGATTTGCGCAGCCGAAAGTGTGTCACAGTTACCATCTTCCCAGTCAATGGTAATTTCTCTGCCTACTTCTCTATTCATTACAGAAAGATATTCTACGCTGCCAAACATGCCTTCCCAGGCCGATGCGAAAGATTTTCCCTTCGCCATTTCAGTTTCGATGTGACGCAACTGACCTACAATGGTTTCTGGACCCATGTTTAGGGCACGAATCGCTGAAGGATACAGTGAGTTAATATCTAGAGAACCAATCCACTCGTGGATACCTTTCTTAGGATATGCAACATAAGCACCTGCCGCTGGTTCCGACCCTGGTTCTCGTTTGATCCTATTAGGAACAATGAAACCTCTGCGGTGTGCTTCATTAATAATAGCCTGTTCTGTAACAGCTACCGCACCCATAGTGGTTGCCAAGAGTACAGTATTTTCGTGTGCGATCTTATTAGCAAGATCTAGGAACTTGAGTTTCTTATCAAGTTTGTCTAGTAGGGCACAATCTTGTCTATTGTATTCAATGAACTTACGGAAGTCGTTGTTGTAGAGTTGATCAAGAGTTCCTTCGTATAGTGTACCCGTCCAATGAGATCATAGGTAACGGCAGTTTTTCCAAACTTTTCATATTCTCTTTTCTTAGGATAACAATCCCAAAGACAAAATCTGCGTGTATCTTCTTTTGAAAGAACTTTTGTAACACGATTGACAGTATAGGGAATATCGAAGCCTTCTGAGTTCCAACCACTTAGTACATCAGCATCTTGGATAAGATCTAAAAAAGTATCTAACATATCTGCTTCGTTGTCAAACAGCATAGTGTTAGGAAATTCTTCTACAGCTTTTTTTGCCTCAGACATACTCATAGTCTTTGGCGGAATAGCAAGACAGACTAATGTATCCATCCATTGAAGATGAACAGCAATGGCAGTGATTGGCATGAATGCATCGTCGGGTGAAGCATAACCACGCTCTGGATCAAAGTCTACTTCAATATCAAAGAACGCAACATTTAACTTAGGTGAATCTATGTTTAGATAGTTATCTTCCAAGCAACGAAAGATTGGATTGATATCAGACTCATAGAGTTTTTTATTAGAATGGATCGCAAGTTCTTTGCGAAGTTCTTTGATGTTTTTACAAGAAACCCTTGTCAGCGGATCGCCATAAATGGAAGTATATTTTCCTTTGGCGTCGGGGTAATAAAAGATATGTCGTGCAGGATATTCTTTGAAATTTCTATTTCCTTTATCGTCTCTTTCGACGATACGAATAATATCCTGCTCTCTATCATAGAAAGCGTCAACGTAACTCATTTTTTCTCCTTTGTAGTTTGTGGCCTACAAATACCCATTATGCGGATTATGGCCTCGCCTACCATCTATTCTATTTTTATTTATAGCATGCGGATTAGGCCGATGGTATCTATGGTTGTCAATAGCAGGTAGTTAGCCAACATGCCAAATGATTTCCTAGTATAAGCAGCCCAACCATACATAGCACAGCCGAGGATCCAAATAGGATAAAGAATGAGCAAAGGTGGAGTTGGGACTGTAAGGGCCATTGTGATCGAACAGCCGATTGATATAGCCCAAGCAAGCAGCTCAATAACAAAACGGAAAGGATGGCTGTTCCAATCATCTTTTATCCATTCAATGGTTCCACCGAATACATTTGCTAAAAAATTCATTCTGGTAATCGTTTAGTAACACCGAGAATCATTTCGATCTCGTCCCATTCTTCTTCGTGGCTCTTCCAGTTATCTTTGTGTGCAATCTTAATCGCTTTGTTGATAATGCTAGGCTTGACCTGGAGTTCTTCGGCAACTGCTTTTACTGTTTCTTTAAGACCTTCTTGAAGATCTTCAATTTCACGAAGTACGTTACCACCTTCGTTGATTAATCGTTCTAGTTTTGCTTTTTCTTCTGGACCGTACATTTTAGCCATATAAATCTCCTTATAGGACTATTATATAGTCATAAAAAAAGCCGGTCAATCAAAGACCGGCTTTATATTACCAAAAACGTTTTTATTTTTTTTGTTCAGCTAGAACATCATACATTTCAAAACGTCCGCCATTTCTCTCATAGATCATAGCAGCGAAAATTTCTGACTTTTGGCTTTCTTGAACTTTAACGCTGGCAACACGAGTAGCCCAGTTCCACAATGCCTGATCAACTGGATCGATCTGTTGTTGGCCACCGCTTTCTTTAACAATACGCAACATATCTTTCAATGTCAATGTTTGTTCAACACTTTCTTTAACTGGACGCTTCTTGCCTTTTGGCATCATTGCGCTTTCGTTTTTCTTGCCAAAGTATTTTTCTTGCTTGGCTGACATACCCTTCTTGCCATCTTTCTTATCACCGCCCTTGTCAGCAGCAGCTTTTTTCATTGGCTCTTTCTTGTCACCGTCTTTGTCAAGATCTAAGAAATCTGGTTTACCACCTTCTTCTACTTTTTCTTTCTTAGACTTCTTGTCGTCTTTTTCAGCTTTTTTAGCTTCTACCATCTTAGTGAACTTTTCTTTGAACTGTTCTGGATCGATAGATTCTTTCTTAGCTTTGCGAGCAGCTTCTTTACGCTTCTTATCATCCTTGTCATCACTGCCAGGATCATAATCATATTTGTCTCTGGTATGCTTAACACCAGTTGCTGTTTTTGTAGCTGTACCTTTTGCTGTTTTAAAGGTATCGCCTACTTTAGAATCTGCATCAAAGCCTTCATCGGTTTTCTTTTCTGGAAGACCTTTGTGCTTAGTTGAAGCAAAGTCCTTAGCATCTTTTGTACCCATTTCTTTAGCTACTTTAGCAACGTCTTTTGACGGAGCCTTTTCACCTTTCTGGGTAGCATGTACCATGCCCATAAACTTTTGTTGAGCCTTGCTTACTGCTTTTTCAGCAATAACGCTTTCTGTTAACTGAGTAACACCAGCTAGAACACGTAGTTCTGTACCTTCGTCTAAACGAATAGGGGCTTCTAGAGTCGGCGCTTTAGGAAGATCGATAGGATCATCCATTGAGCTAATTTTAGAAATAAGTGATTTGAAATCCATTTTATCTTCCTTGTTTTTTGTTCAACCATTGTTCTTGGAGAGTATTTTTAACTTGTTGTTGAACACTTTCCTCAAAATCTCTCGGACCATCATTATACGCTAGAAATATAATCTGATGCTTTAGTAATCTTAGCAGCTACCCATCCATCAAGTTCTTCACCTTCCTCAATCATATGAAAAAGTTTAGCAGAATATTTGGCCAACTTATAACAGTCGGCTCTTGCCATTTTTGCTTCGTGATCATCAGGGCTTGGTTTTTCGAGGTCCATATCGTATTTATCTTTTAACTACATTGCCTTCACCGAATAAACTGACCTTCATATCTAATGCATTTTTACCGGTCATGTTTGCTGGTTTAGGTTGGGGTGGCGATTTTGTACCGGATTTTCCGGGACTTCCGATATAGCTCTTTTTTCCGCGAGCTTTACCTGGGCTAATATGTGGATTCGCTACAGTAGCGATATTTCCAGAGCTAGTAGCACCGGCAGTAGCAGTTTCAGCTAAAATATCTTTAATTTTCATAATATATTATTTATTCCTACCGCTTTTCATGTTGGCACACCAATGGTACATCTTAGCCTTTTCGCCCGATGCATTTTTGGCTCTTTTGCGTAGGTCCGTAACAGATCCCGAACAGCTAGC